AAGAAAGTAGGGAATGAGAATGGGAAGTATGCATAAAGAGTTTGAAGTTGGTGAAAAGATAACTCTTTTAATAAAAAAAGCAAATGGCAATGGTGATAGCCTTAGAGCTGCTAAGAAAAGAGGACATATTGTAGAAATTACTAGTAGATTTATCGTTGTACAACACAAAGATTATAGAGAGTGTTATCTAAAAAGTGATTTTACAACAGGAAGATTGAAAGCAATTTAAAGGAGTGATGACTTATCAATAAAGTAGTTTTAATAGGTCGTATGACTAGGGATCCGGAATTAAAGTTTACACAAGGGACAGGAACTGCAGTAGCAACATTTACCCTAGCAGTAAATAGAAGGTTCAAAAAAGAAGGACAACCTGATGCGGATTTTATTCCAATAGTGGTATGGGGAAAGATAGCAGAGAGTACAGCCAATTACATGAGAAAAGGTAGTCAAATTAGTGTAGCTGGAAGAATTGAAACCAGGTCCTATGAAGCTAAAGATGGTGGAAGAAGATATGTTACTGAGGTTGTAGCTGATGAAGTTAAATTCTTAGAATTTGGCAGTAAAAATGGTCAAGCAACTCAACAGAATAGTAGCATCCCAGGAGATTATTTAGGCGGAGATGACATGATAGAAGATAATTCGGATGATTCAATGCCATTTTAAAGAAGGTGATAAAAATAGGATATGCACATGGGACACAATGGAATGATGAGCTTATTGAAAAACAGATACGAAGAGTAATGAAAATATTAGAGATTAATAGAATGCCGACATCGGTAGATATATTAAAAGCAACTAATAATTCAAGCTTATCAAATGCAATAAAAAGAAACAAAGGTTTTAATGAATGGGCGAAAAAACTAGGACTAAAACAAAGTGAATGTGAAACTAGACTAGGTGAAAAGGGAGAATATTTCATAAAGGAGCTATTAGAAAATAAGGGTTATAAAGTGGAAAAAATGAGCGTTAAGCATCCTTATGATTTGCTTGTAAATAAAAATATAAAACTTGATATAAAGACAGCTAATAAATATATAGCCCCTAATAATTCTGAATACTACACATTCAATTTAGAAAAGAATAATCCAACTTGTGATATTTATGTATTTGTATGCTTGGGGGAAAATAAAAAACCAATTAAGAATTTTGTTATACCAAGTAAGTTTTTACATCAAACACAAATAAGTATTGGGAATAGTAGTAAATATGACATTTACAAGGACCGTTGGGATTATATAGAGCAATATAATAAGTTCTATTCAAATGTCATTTAATAAGGCTAAATCAATTGAAAGGTAAGGGGTGAGGTAAAACTCACTCCTACCAATTAAATATAAGAAAGGGGAATAGACATGGGAAGAGCTGAAAGAAGGAAACAGCAAAAGTTAATGAATAAAAAACTATCTACAGACCAATTCGATAGGCTTAAAAACGAGGTAAACAAGGATTACATCAACATAGAAGTCGATAGGCAATGTACATTCTTTAAAAATATGTTTTCAGATTGCTTGATAGAAGCATTTAAGAATAATGGAATAAGCAACAGTAAGGGAAAGCAGATACTAGATGATGTTGAACTAATAATGCTAAGGAAGGTGAAGGGGATTGAGTAATTTCAAAAGAGAGTACTTAGGTAGTGAAGAGAAGAATTTCTACATGGTTGCTAAAGCATTTATTCAAATGATAAATGGAGAAAGAAATTTAAGTGGGCAAATAACTAGTGATGTGTGGACAGAGTGGGAAAGACGTGGAATGATGACACCTTCAATGAAAAAGAATATTAAGCTAGTAAAAACATATTTAAGTAAATTCTGCTATGAAATCGAAGAAAATCTAAATGATCATGAAAATGAGAAGTTGAAGAAGCAGCTAATGAAGTTTGATTATAAATTACTAGATGATTATACATTAAAGAAAGTAATGAGAGATATGAAAGATAACTTGAAATATGCAGTTATTGAAAGAGAAAAGTTTGAAGAAACATTGGAAGTTATAGTTGAGGTTAATTGTGTAGGATGCACAAAAGATTACAAGGATTGTAGTATCTATAAGATGTTAGATGACATAATGGTACCTTACTGTAGTGAAGAAAGTAATTGTCCATATGCAGTAAATTTAAGTGATCTTACTAAAGAAGAAAAAGATAGTATTGAGAAAACTAAACAGTTTTTAAATAAGAAAAATATGTTTAGGAGGTAAGTCACAATGGGTTATAAAAAATGGACTGACAGAGAAATGGAGTATCTAGAAGATAACTGGGGATATATGACTATACCTGGTATAGCTAAGAAATTAAATAGAAGCATAGAAGCAATTAGGAATAAATCAATAAAAATGAAACTAGGTAGACATATTCATCAAGGTGACTATGTAACTCTAAATTCATTAATAATTGCATTAGGATTTAATAATGGATGCAATTATTTAATTGAAAGGTTAAAGAAAAAAGGGTTTCCAATAAAATATAGGACATCTATAAAGTTGAAATATAAAGTAGTGGATTTAGAAGAGTTTTGGAAATGGACAGAAGAGAATAAACAATTGCTAAGCTTTGCTAAATTTGAAAAGGGAGCTTTAGGAGCAGAACCTGAATGGG